TTCTACCCAAGTACCTTTCTCCCATGTACCGTTTTTCCAAGTACCATTTTCCCAGCGGCCATTTTTCCATGTACCTTTTTTCCAAATACCATTTTCCCAAATGCCATCTTCCCAAAGACCATCAAACCAATGACCATTTAGCCATTGACCATCTTTCCAGATACCACTGTCCCACATGCCATTTTCCCAAATACCATTTAGCCAAGTACCATCTTTCCAAGTACCTCTTTCCCAAATTCCTTTTTTCCAAATACCATTTTCCCAAGTGCCTTCATTCCAAGTACCATTCACCCAAGTACCATTTTTCCATGTACCTTTTCCCCAACTACCATCATGCCAATAACCTTTTTCCCAAGTACCATCATACCAAATACCACCTTTCCAATGACCTTTTTGCCAATGACCATCAAACCAATTACCTTTTTGCCAAGTACCTCTTTCCCAAATACCAGTAGTCCAAGAACCAACATGCCATAGACCATTTTTCCAAACGCCATTATGCCAAATACCTTTATCCCAGGTGCCATCTTCCCAAGTACCATTATCCCAAATACCATTTAGCCACTGACCATTTTTCCAAGTACCATTATACCAAAAGCCATCTCCCCAAACGCCTTTTTCCCAAGTACCATCTTTCCAAGTACCATCTTCCCATTTAAATATTTCTTTATTTTCTCCAACATAACTAAAACTCCTCGGCATATTTTTAGAATCTTTTATCCATTGAGGAATTTTACTTTGGTCAATTACCTTTAATTCTTGTGGCATTTGATCTGAATAAACAAATGGATTTATTTTAAATGAGCCAACAATATCTTTTTGTCTTTCATTTAACCACTTTTGAAATGTATCTACAAAAGCTTCTTCCCATTTTCCAGCCATACCGTATATTGTGTTATTTATTTTATAATATGTTTTATAAGTGCTATCAAAATAAGGTGTTGCTAAAACTCGCGCTATTGGCTTCTTAATATTTTTATCATTTTCGTAAACTAAATATGCTACGATCAAAAGAAATATTTCATCTTTTAGGTATTCTCTATACATACCCTTGTCTAATTCTTTACATGAAGTCCAACTCCGATTATATGATTGTCCAAGAATATCATAAGGATGCCGAGAAATAATTACCATAACATTTTTAATCTTTTTACTCTGTCGAGACTCGGCATTGTTAAACTTTTGCAAAAGTTCGGGCTTTATTCGATTTAGAACTTTACCAAGTTTTACTTCTCTTTTGTTTTTAGTGTCAAACACTAAACCTTTTTCAAAATCTTTAAGCTCATACTGTGTATTAGATAAAGCATTCTTTATTTCTTTTTCAATTTCGCTTTCTATATCTTTAGAAACGTTTAAAGAATTGTCTATTGGTAAATAAATTCTCCATTTGTTATCGAACCAATCTTTAAGTCTATCAACGTATTTATCTTTATTACCTTTTATATAAGGACGTACTTTAGATAATGGAATAGCTTCTAAATAATATTTAAGTCCTATCTTGTTCATTTCCGTGCCTTTTTAATGTTTTTTTAAAATCTTCTAAAGTACCATTTTTATCTTTAATATCTTTTTCTAATTCTGCAAAATATCTAGGATTTACATTTGATGAAACAAAAGTAAGAAAATTATGAGACCATATTTGACCTTTTTTCCAAATACCTTTAACCCATTTACCAGTATGCCAAGTACCTTCGTTCCAAACACCATCATACCAAATTCCTTTTTTCCAAGTACCATCAAACCAAGTACCATCATTCCAAATACCACTTTCCCAAGTGCCATCTTCCCAAAGACCATCTTCCCAAGTACCAAACTGCCAAGTACCACCGTCCCAATTGCCATTTTTCCAAGTACCACTTTTCCAAATACCGTCTCGCCATCCGCCATATATCCAAGTACCTTCATACCAAGTACCAAAATGCCAAATGCCGTCTTCCCAAACACTATTTTCCCGATCACCATTTTTCCAAATACCATTAAAAAAATGACCACTTTTCCAAACACCACCTAACCAAGTACCATCTTTCCAATAACCACTTTCCCAAAGACCACCTTTCCAAACACCATCTTGCCAAGTACCATTCACCCAAGTGCCACCATTCCATTTACCATTATGCCACATACCATTGAGCCAAATGCCACCGCTTAACCAAGTACCATTACGCCATTCACCATCTTCCCAAATACCTTCAGGTTGCCAATCACCACCCTCCCAGATACCATTTTGCCATTTAAAAGTTTGATTATTTTCTCCAGTGTAATCAAAACTTTTTGGTATATTTCCAGAATCTATTATCCATTGAGGAAGTTTACTTTTATTTACTATATTGAATTGCGATGGCATTTGATCTCGATAAACAAAAGGGTTTATCTTAAATGAGCCAACGATATTTTTTTGCTTTTCATTTAACCAATTTTCAAATGTATCTACAAAAGCTTCAGCCCATTTACCAGCTATACCATATATCATTTTATTTATTTTATAATATACTTTATAGGTATTGTCAAAATAAGGTGTTGCTAAAACTCTTGCTATAGGCTTCTTAATATTTTTATCATCTTCGTAAATTAGGTATGCTATAATCAAAAGGAAAACTTCTTCCTTTAAATATTCTTTATATATGCCTTTATTTAAGTCTTTACATGAAGTCCAATTACGGTCATACGATTGTCCAAGAATATCATAAGGATGCCGAGAAATAACTACCATAACATTTTTAATCTTTTTACCTTGTCGAGACTCAGCATTATTGAATTTCTGTAAAAGCTCTGGACTTATTCGATTTAAGATTTTACCAAGCTTTACTTCTCTTTTGTTTTTAGTGTCAAGTGCAATACCTTTTTCAAAATCTTTAAGCTCATATTGCGTATTAGATAAAGCTTGTTTTATTTCTTTTTCGATTTCATTTTCTATGTCTTTAGAAGCACTTAAGGAATCATTTATAGGTAAATAAATCCGCCATTTGTTATCGAACCAATCTTTAAGTCTATCAACGTATTTATCTTTATTGCCTTTTATATAAGGACGTACTTTAGACAAAGGTATTGTTTCTAAATAATATTTAAGTCCTATCTTATTCATTATTTATTTATAATTATTATGAAAGATTATCTGCTACAACAATATTTTTATTTTCTTTTTTTGCATCCATCATAGCAATATAGATATTAAAATTATGTTTTTCTTCTGCATAGTAATATGCATTATTATTTTTAACCCATTCCATTACTACTGTAATATGTCTTGCATATGATTCCGATGGAATACTTCCATATCCTGAGTCTTTTGCTTGTTGAATATATTGTTGAATTTTTTCGTCTATTTTTTCGTTATTATATTTTGGATCATTTTTTACTGCATCGGAAATATTTCCTGCGTTTACTATAATCATTCCATTATTATAAACTTCACCTTTTACACCATCAACAATTTTATAATCGTCAGACTCTTCTTCCCTAGCTTGTTCTAAGTAATGCTTAAAGTTTTTCATATACATTTTTCCTCAATAATTTCAATATAATAGTAATTTTCTATATAATTTTATAATATAATACTATATAGATTATATTTTAATAGAATAAATATAAATTACATTAAAAAAACATTGAGGCAATATGGCTGAAGAATTAAAAAAAGATGAAGTGAAACAAATCTGGAAAGATATAAATCGTAAAATTCAAAGAACAGATGGCGAAGATGAAGTAACTGGAGAAAAAAATTATGATATGTTATCTCCAGATGATATTCCTTTAATGCTAAAGGGTGGAGATGATGTATTTAATTCTTTAGGCGGACTTACTACTAACAGAATTATTGGAATGTTAGACAGTATTGAAAAAGATAAAATATTAAGAACACAAAGATATAAAAGATTAGAATTTGCCCAATCATATCCAGAAATAGAAGGCGCTTTAACTATATACGCAGATGAAACAATGACAGAAGACCAGGATGGAAATGTTTTACATATAATTCATCCAAAAGAAGAAGTAAAACAATGTGTTGAAAATATGTTTGAAAGAATTGGTATATATGATAAAGGCTGGCAAATAGTTTATAATTTATGTGGATTTGGTGATGATTTTTACGAAGTAGTTGTATCACAATCTGGATATTTTATATTAAAAATATTACCTATACCAAAAGAACAAATAGAACGTGTAGAAAAAAATGGTGTATTAATTGGATTCAAAGCATCAAAAAATACGCAAGACCCAAGAGAAGGTTTTTATAGTTATAAAATAAAATCATTAACAAAAGACAGCGAAGAGGATGAAGCAATTTTTCCATGGAGAATATTACATTTTAGAATACCATCAAGTAAATATGGTGTTTATGGCAAATCAATTATTGATTCTATATTAGCACCAATAGAACAATTAAAACTAATGGAAAAAGCAATGCTTATAGCACGTGTAACTCGTGCAGCAGAACGTAGAATATTTAATGTTGATGTTGGAAACTTGATGGGTGAAAAAGCAATCAAGTATGCATATGATGCTGTAAACTATGGAAAGAAAAAAAAGAAATTAGATTTAATGAACACAGACTTAAATAGACCCGATGTTGTTCAAGATGTTTTTGGAACAATAGAAGATATAGTAATTCCAAAAAGACAAGGATCAGATGGAAATTCTATTGATACTTTACCACAAGCGAATAATTTGGGAGATATTGCAGACGTAGAATTTATACGAGATAAAATATTTCCACCTTTGGGAATACCAAGACAATATTTATTTGATGATACTTTTGCAAATGCTAACTTAAACTTAAGTTCTAAATCGGTTCCATTTTCAAAAAGAATAAAAAGAATACAACGTTTCTTTTTATATCAAATGTATAAATTAGCAATTATAGAATTAAAATTACAAGGGTTTTCAAACAAAGATATAAATGATTTAATTATTCTTATGAATAACCCATCTACAATTGCTGATAAAGAACAGATAGAAATAGAAACACAACGCTGGGGACTTATAGGAAATATGAAAGCTAATAACAGCGAAGGAGTTTTTTATCCGGATTATTTAATTTATAGAGACATTCTAAAACTAAATGATGACGAAATTGTAGAACTATTAAAGCTTTCACAATTACAAGCAGCTGGGGAAAATATATTTAATTTTATGGAGCCAGAAGAAAGACCAGAAGGAGCAGAAGATTTACAATCTCAACCTAATACAGGAGCAGGTGGAGGTGGTGGAGCAGGTGGAGGTTTTGAACCTACTGGTGGTGGAGAAATGCCAGCGGAAGGTGGAGAAGTGCCGCCTGCAGCAGGAGAAGAACTACCCGCAGAAGTTGAAGCACAATTGGGACCGCCGCCTCCTGCAGAAAATGCAGAATTTATTCAAAAGAATACAAATACATATATAGAAGAAATAATTGATAAAGCTATACTTAATACTAAAGTATCGTTAGAAATATTAGAGTCTACAGATGATAAACAATATGAAGTTGCCCTAAATAAAAAAAGACAACTAATAAATAAACTTAATATGGCTAAAAAACAAATGGTTGAACATAATGAACAATATTTTAACACCATTGAAAAAATTAAAACAATAAAAACAAAATATGAGAAAAAGAAGAATAATATATTTGAAATGATGCATAACGGTGAATTAGGTCAATTAGATATGTCTATAAACACTGTTTATAATGAAGGAGTTAAACCTGCAATAACAAAAAAAATCAAGAAAAAATAAAGTTTTTTTATAAAAACAAATTAAAATATATTGTATAAATTCTTATATAAACACGAGGAACATAAATGAGTAATTATGATAAAATCAAGCTTGTTAAAGACAAAGTAGAAAAATTTAATGATGTTGAATTTTATTCTTTGGCAGAAAACAATTCTTTAGTTATTAAAAACAAAAAAACATCAGCGTTATATGAAATAAAATATAATGAAAGTAATGGTGAATTTTCTTTTGATACAAATGACGCAATTTTATTATCACCTAAATCAAAAACCGAAAAAGAAACATTTAGCGAAAACGCTAATAAACTTTTTACAACAATCAAGAAAGTCTTTACTGAAGAAGATTTTAATGCAGCAGTCAAGGAACTTAAAGAAACAATAAAAACATTACCAAATGCAAGTTATAATGAAGAACCAATAATGTACCATAAGAGTACTAAACAATTTAGAAAAAAAATTGGAAATTCATTACAAAGCAAATGTGACGAAATGGAAAAAATTAAAGCTGAGTATAAAAAAATCTATAATCTATTTGACGAAAATAATGATATTATAAAAAGTATATTTGAAATAGATAAAATAGAAAAAGTATATACTGAATCAGAAAAAGTATATGAAACTTTTAAGAATAGTATTTCGTTGTTTACAAAACTTCAAGAAAACTTAAGTAAAAAATATAACGAAGATATAACAAACGAAATAATCAATTCAGTTTCAAAACAAGAATTAAAAATAGCTGTACCAAAAGCTGTAGTAAAAATTAAAGCATCATTAAATGAAGATTTTAATATCCTTGATAATACAAAACAAATTACAAGTATTATCAAAACTATATTTGAAGAACAAGAACCATCAGTATCAAGCTCTTCGGTTTTTAACTTAGCTAAATCAAATCAAGATATGCCAAAGTTCCTAAAATTTCATATGGACCTATATTCATTAGAAGATTTAAGACAATTAGTAAGTGAACTTACATTAGCATTATCCTCTATTGGTTCTATAACACCAGAAGATATGCACTTTATAAGTGAAAGAAAAATGCAAGCTGAATATATGTTAAGAACTGGAATGATAAATGACAGACTTGTAAAAGAAATAATTGATAGCTTTAATGACCGTTTTCAACATGATGCATCAGATATGATGAACGATAATACTCGTGGATTTGATGATGTAGAATCAATGACAGATAATAATGTTATAGGAAAAGCAGACATTGAGGTAACAATATAATGAAAAACAATAAAGCAATTTTAGAAGGTATGATTCCTATGGGGTCAAAAAAAACATTTGGCATAGGAAAAAATATCACAGAAAAACAACAAGATAAAATAACAAAATTATTTGAACAACAAGAGCAACCGCCGTTAGAAGATAATCCAAGATTTGATAATGATGAAGAATTTAATAGTGCAGATGACCTTATAGATGAATCAATGGATTGTATGCAAGAAATGTATGGTATAGTAGATCAAATTATGGAAATACAACAAAAATGGACTCCAGATCATTTTGAAGAAATTATAAGACATCTTGAAGAAAGTACTGAAGGTATGGGATCTGAAGAACAACTTATAACTTTAATATTAAAAAACATTAAAGGTTAAATATGAATAAATTAATGCCATATATATCCGAAGCTTTTGTTTCTAAAAAGTTTGGATATACTGAATCAAAAATAGAAACTGCCGATGGAATTAAAAGTCAAATTATTTTAGAAGGTGAATTTCAAACCGCTGAAAAACCCAATAAAAATAAAAGAATATATCCGTTATCTTTGTTACAAAGAGAAACTGAAAAATTACGTGAATTTATAGAAGAACGTAATGGTTTACCAATGGGTATGGACCATCCACTTCCAGGTGAAACAGAAAAAGATTTAATCTTAACCCAAAGAAAAGGTTTAGAAAATTCTTGTGCTTTATGTACAGTATTAGAAATGAATGGTAAAACTGTTTACGGTAAATCATCTGTTTTAGAAGGTGATTATGGTACTGGAGATAAATTGGCAGCATTAGTACGTAAAGGATTTAAACCAGCGGTATCATCAAGAGGATTAGGTGGTAAACCTGTTTATAATCCTTCTGATGGTTTTATTTATGTACCTGAAGATTATAATATGATAACATATGATTATGTGACTGACCCATCAACGCATAATGCTATTTTAAATAGATATGTTGAAGAAGAATATCAATTTGCATCATATATAACAAACACAAATAAAACGCTTTGGAACGTAATGATAGACTTAAATAAAAAATATACAAACGTTTAATATAAAAAAAATTAGTATTTTTATATTAAATATTTTAATATATAAATAATTGGAGGCTTAATAAAATATGAAGGATTTAGAAAAAATTTTAGGTAATATAGAAATTACAGAAGAACAAATTAAAGCGCTTGATATTTTTTTTGAAGATTATAAGACCAAGATAGAAAACAATGTAAAGAAAAGCATTACTAATGAAGACAAAGATGTTGATTTGTCTAAATATGTTCTTAAAAAAGATGCTGAAAAATCATTTGATTTATTTTATGAAGATGCTGAAAAAGCATTTGATTTATTTAAAAAAGATTGTGAAAAAGCATTTGACTTGGCTACAAACGATTTACAAAAAGAATATACGGAAAATATGACAAAAGCTCTTCATGAGGTATATGTCGATATTGAGGAAAGAGTTAAACATGATTTCTTTGAATCTGTTGAATTTAAAACTCTTGAAAAAGTTAAACAAGTAATGGCCCCAATATTACTTAATGAAGAACAAAAAGAAATGCTAGATCAATGGAAAACTCTTGAAGAAGAAAAAAAGAGTCTTAATGAAGAGAAGCAAGAAATAAAAAGAGAAAAAATTATTTCTACTTTAATGAAAGAATTTCCAGTTGAATATGCAGAACAAGTAAAGACTTTTATTAGTGGTGCAAAATCCAATAATGAAATATATGAAAGATTTAACCTTATTGTTGAAATGATCGAAAACGGTGGTGACACAAAGGGTGTTAAAACTTTTAAACGTAAAACGATACAACCAGTTATAGAAGAAGTAACTGCAAATATCAAAGAAAAAAAATTCGTTAAAAAAGAAAAAGTTTCCCCAATCTTTGAATCTGAATCAATAACAGCTGACAAAGTTGTTAAACCAAAAGAAAATAAATTTGATGGTTTTGATGATAGAGAAAAAGCAATGATGGAAATACTTTTTCCAAACGTACAATAATTAAAAAGCAATTATAGGAGGATTTTATAATGTATTACAACGAAGCATACGAATCAAGACGTAAACATGAAGCAACTTTATTAAAAAAATGGGACAAAGCCCTAAACGCAAACGGTGGAATCAGTAGCGAACATATGGCTCGTAACACCGCAATAGTTTTAGAAAACTATTTAAATTATCTTCACAGTGACCCAAGACTTATAGCTGAAGACCAAATCAAATCAAGCGCCTTTACAGGTGTTAACCTTGCATTATTAGGTCTTATAGCTCGTGTTATTCCTAACATAGTAGGAGCAGAATTAGTTGGACTACAAGCTATGCCAACACCCAAATCACCTATCTTTACAATGAAGTGGGTAAAAGATAATGATAAGGGATTATCAGCGGAGGGTGATGAATTATTTGTATCGCCTATTCCTGCAGGACTTTCAAACGTAGGTATTGACCCTTATTATTCATCACAACAAGTTATAGCGTGTGTTGCTGGAACTGCAGCATTAGCAACTTATAGCTTAGGAACTTTTGCATTATCAACTGCTAATCTTTATGGTACTAAAATTACTGTAATGAACGGTTCTTTAAACGTTGCAGCAATTGATGCATCAAACCAAGTTGTAGCACAAGCTAACTTCCCAGGTTCATATTTAACAGCTGGTACAGTTGGACCTGCAACAGTATTTGGAACTATTACAGTTGGTGGTATGGATTCATTAGTATTTAATAAATCTACAAGAGCAGTATCTGGTACTTTAACAACTGCATATACTTATGAATTAAGTTATGAATATTATGGAGAAGCAGAACCTAATATTCCTGAAATTAGCTTCAGCATAAGTGAACAATATGTATCTTTAATTCGTAGACAATTGAGAGGTAAATATACTCTTGATGCTGCTTACGATCTTAAGACTTACCATGGTATTAATTTAGACACAGAGTTAGCTGAGATGATGAAGACTGAGTTAACTGCTGAAATTAACCGTGAAATCGTAGCAGACCTTAGAAGACTTGCTGGTACAGTACAAGCATTAGATTATTCTGTTTTAGCAACAACGGGTGGTATAACAATCACTGGACGTTATGAAGATGCACATCGTGTTACTATTGATGCAATAAATAAGCTTTGCGCAAGAATATGGAATATCGGTCGTTTAGGATATGGTAACTGGGTATTAGGAAATCCTGAAACATTATCATTCTTAGATCGCGTTCCTGGATTTGTTGGTTCTGGTGTAGTTTATGATGGTAAAGATATTACTTATACAGGTTCATTAGGTGGAAAGATTAAGTTCTATCGTGATCCTAACTATCCTAAGAATGAATTGTTAATTGGATATAAAGGTACTGGAGCACTTGATACAGGATATGTACACTGCCCATATTTACCAATAACAGCAACACCAACTATTATCAACCAAGAAACTGGCGATCCTAGCAAAATCTTCTATACTCGTTATGGAAAAACTTTCTATGACAAATATAAAGATGAGTTTGGAACAACGGCAGTAAGACCTAAGAATTTAATTCTTATGGGAGAATATCAATACGCAAGACTTATTCTTAAGAATTTCCCAGCTATTTTCCAATAAAAATAGCGTAGAATAATGTAACTTCAAAGGGAAGACGATTGTCTTCCCTTTTTTTATTTATTGTTTTTTGCTATATGTTCTTAAAATATAATTATAAAAATTATTTTATTAGGATATAACATGAATAAATTAAATCAAGTTTATCAAAGTTTTTTTATCGACCAAAATGATATTGATAAATATTTTGAAGCGATTGATAGAAGAGGAAGAAAAGAAATAAAATTAGAAAATATAGATGCTATAATTAAACGTGAAGCCGCAAAACATGGAAAAAAATCTATAGAATATCAAGTAATACAAGAGCTTAGAAAAGAAAAATTAAATGACATAGCAGTGTATGTAGGTATTGCTTTAAGTAAAATTTCTCAGAAACCAAAATGGAATGTTGAAGATATTAAAAATATGTTTGACTCAAAACAATTTATAAGTGAGAAATTTATACCAATACTAAATAATATAATTAAAAGAAAAGTAAGTGAAGAAGAACTAAAAAAAATTGCATTAGAAATAAAGAATGATATATTAAATAATGAAAAAGAAACATTAGACCAGATAAGAAATACATTGAATACTACTTCAAATAAAAGAAAAACAATATTGGCTCATGAACTTAAAAAAGAAGATATTGTTACAACCAAAAATGCAATAACAGAAACTATTCAAATTTTATCTAAATTAATGCCAGATGATTTTAACATCGATAATATATTAAACTATTCAACAGAAACTTCACAACCTGTATATGATTTTATAAATAAACTTATATTAGGTGGGAATATATCTTTGATTGGGGAAATAGAGGTTGCATTAAATGAATTAAAAACATTAATACAAACAAATCCAGAATATAAAACAAAATTAAATAAATATATTTTAACATTAAATAAAAACAAAGAACAATTAGAAAGGATACATAGCTTAAATATTTTATGGCCGGAAATGGATATGAAAATTACATCCTTGGCAGATTTAGAAAAATATTTTAATTTAATAGAGAAAGACCGACCACGAGGACAAAAAATAGTTAATTCTTATAAAATGAAAATAAAGAAAAATAAAACTGTTGAAAAAGAAGAAAATGAATTTACCTATAAAACATTTAAACAATTTATTCGAAAGATTACAAAACAATTTGTAAATGATAATGATTTTAGAACCTTTGACGGCAAAGAATTAACATCTGCGTTAGATAAAGTATCTGAAAAAATATTAAAAGAAATGAAAGATGTAAGAGCATATTTAAGACAAGACAGTCATGACCCGCAAAGTGAATTAACAGGAATATTAGCTAAAGAAATTAAGAGCGGTAATTTTGAAAGAGGAAGACCAGCGAAGGAATAAAATATGAGCTATATAGCACAAAATGTAAATTCAACAACATATCAAGGTAGATTTGAAAATATAAAAAATTATATTTTATTAAATCTTGGTTATCCAGTAATTCGTGTTGAGCTAACAGAACAACATTTATTATTATCAATTATTGAAGCTGTTGGTGTATTTTATAAACATGCTGCAATGTCACATGGATATAGAGTTGTTCCTGTTGGTGCTGATAACACAATAACTATTCCAGATGATATTAATAAAGAGCGTATAATAGATATTGTATTTCCACAAGGAGTATTAGATACTTTTCAAAGAAGCATTGCTGGTGGCGGGGGAATTACAGACGACACAGGAATGTATGTTATTGCAACACATGAATATGGAAATCTGTTAGAAAACTTTGATATGGTCGGTTGGTATTTATATCAACAAAGATTAGAAGATTTTAAAAAATTAGCATCTTATGATTATGGTTGGGAAATATTAAATAATAAAATAGTTTTATATCCGGCAAGAAGACAAATTCCGCACGTTGGAATAGTATATCAACAATTACCAACAGACCAAGAATTAGATAATGAACAGTGGATAAAAGATTGGGCGCTTGCGCGAGCTAAACATATATTAGGTACTATTAGAAGTAAATTAAGTGCATATAATGCAGCAGGAATGAATATAGCTCCAGATGGAGATGCGTTAAAGAGTGAAGCAAAAGAAGAAATGGCCGCATTAAAAGAAGAATTAATGAAGCTGCAAATACCTATGCCATTTATGCAAATCTAAGAGGTAACATGGATAATATTTTTAAAGACATATTATGTTTACACCCAAATATTGATGAGTATATTAATGAAGCTCAAAAAACAAGCGAACAGTATGATAAAATTATTAATGAACTTTATGGATATAATGAAGTCAGTAAAGCCCAACAGGCTCGTGAAGATAAAGTAAAAAAACAAACACTTAAAGCAAAAGAAAAAGAAACTAAAGCTACTGATGCTGCTTCAAAGTTTTTAACAGGTGACGATTGGGATACATTAAGGGGTCGTGCTATTTCACCAGAATCCAAAGTGGTTGATAAAGAAACTAAACAAAAATTTATTAAAAAAGATAAAAAAATTAAACAAAAAAATATTACCAAAGTTTCAAATCAATATGATTTAGATACCAAACAACAAGAATTATTAAATAAGAAAGCTAATGATCCAAATAATAAAAAGAAAGTGGAAGATATTGCAAAAGAAATTACAGGAAAAGATGACATTCCACCAGTAAGAGATAACAGAGATCCTCAAACAACTGAACAAAAAAAATCTGAGGCCGATAGATCTGCTAGAGAATTTACAAATGACCAATTAAAAAAGAATAATGTTAATTTTAATTTATTTGATAAATTATTTTTTGAAAAAATATTAGAGATGATAGGTGCATTAAAAATTAAAAAATTAGATATAAAGAATATTTAATATGCATTTGATGAACTTCAGAAAGACGAAAATAAAAAGAATAGTTTTACTAATAGAATTAAAGAAACATATAAAACGGTAAGTGATGAACAAATAAATAATATTTGGAATGCAATGACAGATACAAAAAACGATACTAAAGCTATTGGTAAATTTATTGCTATGCCTGATGAAAATATTCAAAACATATTATCAAATGTAGATCAAAAACTTATTGAAGATGCTGTTAAAAATATACCAGACTTTAAGGAACAAATTTTTGATGTCTTTCATATTGATAATCCAGAAAATTTTGAAATATTTTTTAACAATCTTGAAAAAGAAGTACAAAACGATGACGAAAAAAATATATCTATTCCAGAAATATATACAACATTATTAGAAGAACAAAACGGTTTAATGTTTAAGAGTATACATAAGGTTTTACAAAAAACCGCTGTTGGTATTGATAAAACAATTGAAGAAGTAATTGCTCCAATAGGAACAAAAAATTCAACAGAAAAAAATAAAATACTTGATGCCCGAAGAGAAACAATTTGGGTATTTTTATTATGGGCCACAATCAATACAATAAACCTTTGTATAAATAAAACAGAAGAAGATGTAGCTGCAGAAAATGCGGAAGCTGTAGAAAGTAATAAATTATCAAGGATAACAAGAACTAAAAAAACTAAAAAACAACCACCAAAGGGAATAAATATAACAAATGCTGAATTATATCAATATATTGACCCAAGTATTAAAAAATATTTTGAAGATATATATTATAATGAAGAAACATATAATGAAGGTCCTATAGCTTGGGCAAAATCTGTTTTTAGAGAACATTATCAAATTTTAACTTTTAAAGATTTAACGGCAGATTATAATGTATTTTTAAATTATATTAAAAATATATTTACAAATAATGAAACATTAGACCAAGTTGTAAATACTGTTACACAAAGAGTTTCTAATATGCGAGCATTATATTTAAGTGATATTAAAAAATATGGAATAGATTTATCTAGATTACCAACAGCGATTAGTGCTATAACATCGTCGCTTACTAATCCAAGCTGGGTTAAAGCTGTTATATCAAAAGTATTTAGCGCACATAATATAAAGCAATCAAAAGCAGCGGCACTTGGTTCGGCACTTGGTTCTTTTGTAAAAGGTGTTAAAGATGTGACAGGTACAGTAACGTCTGGTGGAGAAAAATCCGGCGGAAAATTATCACCGATTTCATCTAATAAGATTGAGGAAAAATAAATGTATCGTCCTATTGCCGCTAAGATATATGAGCCTGATAACCCAGAACATGCATTAGTCGATGCAATGACTAGTGAGTTGTTTGAAAAATTTTCACATGAAATTAAATGGTGGAATATAAATCGAACAGCCAGTCAAGCTAATTTAGATAATTTAGATCAATTATATGGAGAGGAGGGTGATGATAAATTAATATTTACCGGGCCATATAATGTTTATGGTAGAATAGAAGTAAATCCGATATTAAAAGAATTAAGTAGATTGGGACATTTAGAAATAAGAGAAATTGATTTTTATGTAAATATTGCTGCCATGTATAATTATTTAGAAGAATATACTCCACATGAAGGTGATATATTTAGAATTACATATCTTGGTTTAGACCCACAAATAGATAGAAAATTCTTTTTTTATGTTGTGAGTAATATAATTGAAGTTGATATGTATAACACTAGATATGTAAATTATCAAATTGCGGCAGAACAAACAATATTAAACAATGTTCCAGATATTATTAAAAATTATAGTGAAAGCGAATAAATTCGTGTAATATATTTATAAATATAAAATTTTATATTAAGTTTTAAGGAGAAAAAGATGAGTGATAAATTTACGGAAAAAATTGATAAGTTTTATTTAGAGGAACTTGGAAAGATGCTTAAGCGTCAAAAAAGATCTATAAATGAAGAAGACGTAGATAACGCTGAAGAAGTTAAAGATATTGATGATACTTCAAGTGCACCAGAAATGGAAACTATGGACGACGAAGTTGATCCAGCACAAGAAGCTGATGATATTTTAAGTGAAGTTGATATTGACAGCGTATCAAACGAAGGCAAAATAGAACTTATTGCAGCTATTATTGATAGCGCACAACAATCTTCCGAAACAGATGAAGAGTTTTCAGATTTCATGAATGCAATACTTGATAAAGTAAATGAATTCCAATATGAAGACGAAGAAGAAGAAGGTGAAGAAGACATGGGAAGTTCTGATGAAGAACCAGCTATGGACTCTGTTGAAGATAGTGCGCCTGGTGAAGAAGAAAACCTAGCGTAATGTTAAAAGAATATTTAGAAGCAATTGGTGAAGGTGAGGATAGTAAAAAAACTATCCTCACCCAAATTGATACAATTTCAAAAGAAATAGAAGTTGTTGATAAAAAGTTTAAAACTTTTAAGGCTTCATTTGGGTCAATTACAGATGAGCAAGAAAAGTTTTATCAAGAGGCAAATGAACAATTTGTTAAATTAACAAATCTTATTATAGAACTACAATATGTTATAAATAGTAAAATAAAATGAAATTTAATACTTATTTAGAAAAAATAGATGAATTAAAGTTTAAAAGATTTGATTTTAATATATCAGATGAAATATTGATGTCTTTAAAAGATAATGTGTTGGAAGCATATAAAAAGTTTTATCAAGAAAATAGTGAATTACAAATAGATGACCAGGCGTTTTATGATAAATTATTTCCAACGTTACGTGCTGAATTAGAAAAATGAAAATAGAAATAGATGAAAAGAAGTTTGATAAAATTTTAGATGATTATTCAAAGTACGTTTGGGATACATTTTGTATAATAACCGAACAACAAGCCCAAAAAACATTTGATAAATATAAACCATCTTTAGAACAAGTTGTAATACATAATAATGAATCTCCATCTTTATCAATTACCGCAAAAATACCAACTACTTTAAATGTTGAAAAAATAGAAACTTCTACTGATAAAGAAATAAATATAAATATAAATACTTCAAAAGATATATATGGTGAGATATTAGTTGGACAATGGAGTGGCATAATAAATGTGGCCCGACGTCCTGAAATTTTAAATTTTTTTAAGATAGATAAAAAGGAACATGGTGATCCAAAAAAACTAATGGATAAATATACTATGGACCCAACAAGCAAAAATATTCAATTTACAGATGAGTTATCAAGTAAATTAAGGAGTTTTTAAAATGAAAAATTTTAATTATTATTTAGAACAAGCAGAAGCCGAAAAGACAAAGACAGAGACCGATAGTGTTGATGTAAAAGAAGTATTAAATGCACCAGACGTTGATGAAGAAAAATTTACCGGTGATGATGATGAAAATCAATTTCGTGTAAATGGTATTGACACAGAAAATAATAAAATAGTTATTCAAAATATTAAGACTGGTAAAACCAAAGCAATTGATTTGTTAGACAGTATGAAGGATTTACAAGAAAATACATTAGTAACAGAAATAAAAGAAAATGATACATATGTATATTTACCTTATATACCTGTTGACCCAAAATCGATTGGAGAAATTGAGGATAAATAATGAAAGATTTAAATTATTATTTAGAAATGATTGATGAACGCAGGCCGCAAGTGTTTCATAGTTTATATAGAACAGATGGTAGAGGAAATACAGTGTACGGATTTGGAAGTGTTTTTGGAGTAAATATCAATAAATTTATAAATGATATTACCGTTGGTACTACAACAACTATATCACCAAAAGATATTGAATATGATGTAACATCAAACGAAGAAACTTTTATATATATTGATAACATAAAACAAAATAATAACGATATATCAAAAATAATTGAAAACATTAAATCGTTTTTTTACGAATTAAAGGAAATTCATGTTGAATATGATAAACATAAAAACCAAATTATTATAGATTTAAATTATCAAGAAATTGATGTGGAATATTAAACGAGGTATAAAATGAAATTCGGTAAATATTTAAAAAGTAAATATAATGAAAATTTGGCACCTAACTCTGTTGAAGTAATTGGTACTAATGATGGTGGCATAAATGTCCAGGGTTCATTAGGTGGTAAAGATATTTCACAATTAATACAAACATTTATGAACTCTTTACCTGCAGATAAAAAGAATGGCCAAAATATAAAAGCTATGTTTATATCATGGTTACAAAAAAATCATCCTGAAGTTTGGAAAAGTATTGAAGCTAAGGGTGGATTTGATAAATTATTAGGTAACAAATTCCCACCAGCAGATATAATTATAAGTGGTACAGATAAAAAACAAGGGATTGAAATTAATCCAGATAAATAGGAGAAATAAAATGAAGAAGACTTTTAGTAAGTATTTAGAAAGTTTGTATAAATATGAAGAAATGAGTATAACTAATTTAACATTTTTAAGCGCCAATCCGGTTATTAATGTTGTTAATAAATTAGATAAAACTCTTGATACATTTAAGTCTGTTATGGCAAAAGAAGATAGTGTTGATGGCGTGGTAAAACAAAGTGAAAAATTTAAAACAGAATTCAAAACTTTAATTGAAGATATAAAACAAACAACTAAAGATTTTGATAAATTTGTTAATTCAATTCTAGATAAAGAAATTAAAAAGTTACAAAATAGATCTGAAAAAGAAGAGAACGCGGAAGAGTCAACAGAAGTTAAAGAATAATTATGACAATTGTTAACCCGATTTATCAATATTATTATTTTGGAATTTATTCATTAGAAATGGGTAAATTCCTTAAAGATATATTTAGTGGTTTTAGATTAAAACCAGGCGGGGATATTATAAATTCTCAAGTTTTTTTTGGTGTTCCTCAAGCGGCAATAAGATTTTATCAAGAAAAATTTAACGGCCAAATATTATTACCTATGGTTAATTTTTATGTAACCGATACAATTAGGAAGCCGCAGTTTGAACGTCCTAATATAAGATTATGGTCCAAAGAAACATATAATCCGACAGAAGGTAAATACGAATTTACACGAGCTCCAATGCGTTTTGATATAACATATTCAATTAATATGTGGAATAATTCGATGCGAGAAAGAGATTATATGCTGCATAATTTTAATACAAAATTAATTCAAGGTGGAACATCTTTAATTTATTATCCAGATTATGCTAATTATCCAGAAGTTTTTTTAGCAATGCCAATAATGGTAGATGGTAATTTTAATGATGAGACTGAAGTAGAAGGTTTAGAAGTTAAAGAGACAAGGGATAGAGTAAAGACATCTTTTACAATAAAATGTGAAGCTTTATTGCCATACAAGGCATATGTTCCAAGTAGTATAGATGGTGTGCCGATTGAATATATAGATTTTGAATCATATATTAATACATATATGTTTAATCAAATAAATGATGTACAAAAAACACAAATACCTGTGAATTATTTTCATAAGAAGGCAAGAGTTGATACAGCCGTAATAACAATTACTGCCCCAAATGTTAATATATAGATGTTTTTTATATATTTTTTGTTTTTATTTTCTTAATATATAATATAAATAATTAGAGGGAATATATATGAGATTTAAAATAAATAATAAAAAACACAACCCAATTAAAACTATTTTTTGTGGAGAATCTTTTGTAATTCCTCCAAAAAATCATACTGTAATATTAGAATCACCGGAAATTCCTGAGCACTTTTTAGTATTACAAAAAAACAATAAGATAAATATTGAAATTATAAGCGAATAAATTTATAAGGAGAATTGAAAAATGTCAGAAACTGTAAATGATATATTAGGTAAAGGCTTTAAATACGAACAAAGAATAGAAGTTGAAAATATAATCGAAAAACTTACTGGAACAATTGCCGCTTTTGTTGGTGGAGCAAACTGGGGACCTGTTAGCGAACCAACTTTAATAGAAAAAAGTTTTTCAAATTTATTTGGAACTCCAATAGATTATTATGACTATAGCGACTCTTCAGGACTATCTTGTGAATACCATTTAAATTATTCACCAGTAGCTTGGTTTATACGCGTAACTAATGGTCATGATACAAAAGCAATGAAAGTAATTACTAAACAAGCTGAAGCTGCAAAAGTAACTGGTAATTTAATAATATCCAACAGCAACTTCATGATTAATGCAACCGATAGAGGAGAAAATCTACAAAACAATCTATTGGCATTAAACATTAATGGAACAGTAATTCCTGTAACATTATCACAAACACCATCAGTACCAACTCAAACTAGCCTTTCATTAGCAAGTGTAGTATATGGTACAACATCATCTTGGAATTATTCGATTGGAGAAATACTTGATTTTGAAATAGATGGAAATCATTTTACACATGTTATAGCATCTGGTGTAACTGGTACAACAGATTATTTTACAAACATCGCAGATAAAGCTGTTGGAACATTAAGTACACAAGATGACAGATTATATGAAGAAAGATGGATAGATGCATGTAAAGAATTTATTTTTACTCCGGCTGGATTAGCAACAACAATACAAGCGTCAATTATAAGTTTTACAAACAGCACAATAAAATTAACATCTATAGAAATAGGTGTTGATTCAAGTATTAAGATATTTTCACTTCCAAGACTGTTTAATGCAACGCCGGCAGTTCCTGTTATTGTTTCTGGTGCTAATACACCAATATCAACAATCTTAAGTGCAATAAATACAAACCTAGGAACTGTTGCAACGGCATATATTTCTGGTGTAACTGGATATTTTGAAGTAATAACAAACGAAAGCGGTAGTACTAAATCAATATTGATTGCAAATACTACACCAGCAACAGCATCAACTTATAGTTTATTAGGTTTAGCTACAATGGCTACGGCTAACTATGGAAAAGATTCTATAAATAATGCTGGTTCATTTATAGCAAAATATACTGGAACACAAGGAAACAATATCTATTTTGAAAAGATAGCGACACAAGACGGATATTCCTTAACAATATACTTTGGTAACCAAATAGTTGCAAACTATTTTAATTATAGTTATGATACTGAATCTCCAGCTTATATTGGAACATTATTAGCAAATGATGTAAATGTAAATAAAGTATTAGAATTTTCAGCAGATGTAATTCCTGGATCGACATATATTTATGAATTTCCATATGGTGTTACAGAATTATCTGGTGGAACATCTGGAACACATGAAGGTACAGTTGGTATAGCGGATGCAAAATATATTCAAGCTCTTGAAGAATATAAAAATGTTGACCTATATAATATAGATGTTTTAGCTGTATCAGGTAATGTTTCTGAAGCTGTACATGATAAAATTCAAGAAGTATGTGAACAAAGAATGGACTGTTTTGGAATAATAGATCCACCAGAAGATGTTGCTGGTATAGATGGAAATATATACTCAATGATAAATTGGCATAATGGTTTAATGCCAAGTCTTAGAACCAAAAAACTTGATAGCATGTATGTAACCACTTATTTTCCATGGTTATTATTAAATGTTCCATATAACACAACTACGCCAAATCAATGGCACGCACCGACAACAAGAGTAGTTGGTATGATTTCAAATAATGATAAATTAAGTGGTCATAAGTTTGCAGCGCCGGCAGGACCAAGATCTGAGATGCAATCAATAGAAGCTTTAGCATTATATTTAAGAGAAGATGATAAGGCAAGATTATATGCTGATGAACTTGGAAATTCTATAAACCCTGTTGTATATACAACCACACGTGGATTCTTTGTTGATGGTCAAAAAAATACAAGAAGAAGTTTTGATGCATTAAGTAGACTTAATGTATTAAGAACAGCATTATATATTAAGAAGAAAGTATATTCTATAGCGCCTGACTTTTTCTGGCAACCATTAACAAAAGCTACTAGAGAAGAAATGCAAGCTGTTTTAACAACTATGATGAATGAATTAGTTGATAGAAAAGCTGTTAAGGCTGGATTTATAGTAACATGTAATGATTCTAATAATCCTATTGCTGTTGAAGCCGCAAGAGGTATGGTTGCTTCTATAGAATGGGAAGCTGTTGGAAGTATTGAAAAAATTAAGATTATTTCGACTATCAAAGATAGACGAGTAATTACGACAAGCATAGGATAAAAAAAAATAATATTTTTATAGATAAACATAAAATATTATATATTAAATTAGAATGGAGATTGACACAATATGGCTGGAAATATATTTCAAATAAAACAAATAAATAACTTACAAACTATTAACTCTAATAGATGGTCATTACGTTTTCCGGAGTTAAACTATAAACTATTAGTAAAAGCAAAAAGCTCAGTATCTTTACCTGGTATACAAGAAAGATACCGCGCGGTACAATTAGCACTAGGAGATGATCCATCAACATCATTAGAACTTTCATTAAGCTCAGTATCACTTCCTGCTGTTACTATTGAAGTTGCACCTATTCCAAAGTTTAATGACCAAATAAAAGCAGTAACAAAATTTGCTGAAATAGGAGATATGTCTATAACATTTATAGATTATGTAAACGGATCTGCTTCAGCAATTATGCAACTATGGCATGCTTTTGTTGGTGATAAAAAAACTGGAGCTATAGGATTCAAACAAGACTTTGTTCTTCCTAAAGCTTATTTCTTTGTATATGGACCTGATGCTCCCGGATATGAAGTAGAAACATCACTTGATATTCCTTATTTACAAAAATATGAAATCATCAATATCTTTCCAAAATCTGTTGATTTTGGAGAACATTCCGATGGAGCTGAACCAAGAAAGGTTACTGTAGAATTTGCTATAGATAATATTTATCCGCTTGAAATTAGAACATACAATTACGAAGCTACAACACCAGAAGAAAGATACAACGTACCAACTCTATAAAATATTAATTATATTTAAGACAACAAAGGGAGCTGAATTTAAGCTCCCTTTTTATTTAACTCATTTAAGTAATTTATTTTTAAATCTCTATCTACCATTTTTATAAGTTCTATTTCTTTTATATTGTGTATATTTTTTATATTCGCTGTGTTTTTTGTTGGCAATTGACTTGTTAATTTATCAGGTTCTTCTTGTTTTAATATGTCTATTAGTGATATAGTATTAAATAGTTTATATTTATAATCGGCATTAAATTCTTCAATAAAAGCTTTAAACAATTTAAATGGCATCATTCTTGCAAATCTATATAATGGTGGTATATTATTTATTTTTTTATTTATATCTAACCCATATTTTATAAGTAGTTTTATTTTTTGATATGCATCATTCTGTTGTTTTTCTTGAAATTTTTTATCATCATATGCTACTACTATCCGATGCCATGGGTCAATATTATATAATATTTTATCTGTTAGGGTTGTATTGTTTATTGTATCTATTACA